TTCCATCACTCCCCCTTGCTCATTATGTAAGCCTTAACGATTGCCACTAATAAATCAGCGTCTTTCCCTTCGAACATTGTTTCAAAAGCTTTATGGGTGCATTCTACATAGTGATTATTGTTATAATGCTCTAACAGCACATCATGTTTATCTGTCAGCTCAATCAGCAAATCCATAGTCTGAGATTTATTTGTGGTAGGGCTGAAATCATCAGCACCACAAATAATTTCCTTGTCTTTGTAATAAACCATATCGCCTTGACCGTCAGGTGTAGCGCATCCATACCCATAACCAAGCGCCTCAGCACAAAGCCTGTCAAGCTCTGGGTTTGTTAGGTTGTCTAAGTTCATTGTCATTCCTTAATCAATCAAACGTGGATAATCAGGGCTTTCAATACGCTTCTTTTCCTGCTCGTAAGCTTCACAATAGGCCAAGGCATACTCAGATAAAGGCGCTGATACTTTAACGCTGTCTTCAATCATCTGCTTAAAGTAACGATAGATATAAGCGCTGGTCTCATCGCTCGAACGTATTAACAGATTCATTTCTTGCATTTCCTTATGCGTCTTAATCGGTGCTTTTCTTCATCAAGTAAATAATCATGCAAGCAATCAATCATGCTTTCTATCGGGTGAATAACTTTGAAGTTAGCCAGCCGCGTTAATTGATCTTTGGTTATACCCAAATCAGATTCGATCTGACTATAGCTAACATGACCTTTGCCTAATAATTTCATTGTTTTCTGATAATCTGCCATTTTCTATCCTCTTTTTGGGTAAGGTAATTGTTTATATTTAATTGCTCTTGTTGCATGTTTTCTGAATGTTTTACTGCCTAATACATAGATATAACGGTGTTTTCTTGATCTTGGTTTAAGGTAAAAGTCATCTCCATATTTATCACGCATTGCTTGCGCTCTATTCTTAACGCCTCTAAACTCATCGGCTATAGTTTGACCGTGTAAATGCTCTTTGCCCTTCACCTTCCAATCTGTTCGCTTCGCACTCAATCCACAATATATAAAATTTGTAGCCTGATAAACAACACCATAATGATCTTGATCTGTATCAGCAAAACTGACTATAAGCTTATTTTTAGGCAACATAGCTAGGCTCTTACCTACTAAAATACTAGCCTCATTTTTTTCGTTATTTTTTAGACATAATCTATTTAGCTCTAAAACATCATTTTTATAGGTATCGCCAGCAATTCCGCGTTTCAATGTTGAGCTAGGGGGTGAGCCATAAGTGACGACACCGCAAAGACAATCATCATTAAATAAGCCAAATGCATAGCTAATACTCGGCCATCTTTTGGCGTAATGAATTTCTAATATATATGGCGAGCACTCCATTCTCGATATTTGCGCTACCTTATACATTTAAGTAAATATCTCTTAACATCATCCCAGATTTCTTTTCTAAATCACTATAGACAAGGCCCAAACCACGACCATTCCATTCGTCCGCAAATTCATAAGACGAAAGGTCTTTTGTTGTTGCAACAAAAATAAACCTTTCATCAATCCAACTATTGATAGCAAGAAACTCTTTGATAGATTTATAAGTTGTTAAAGTAACGACATCATTAATTAACTCGGTTGTGTAAACTTTCATTGGCTCTCTCCGTTGTGTTTGCCTATGGTTCTAACTATACGCCTATTTTATATATAGTCAATCGGAATGTTTGAATATATCCAACTAACAGACAAACGGTATATTTGAATTAATTACAACAAAACAGTTGACAAGAGTTTCAAATAAGCATATAGTTAACCCATCAAATCAATAAAGACAGGGGTAAGAAGATGAATATATTTCAAGTTACAAGAAGCGGGATAGGCAGGAAGCTGGTTTATACGAGTATTAAAAGCTTCATGGATAATGAATGTTATGACATTGTAGAATCTGAGATTCTTACAATCGAGCAAACCGTAAATTCAGGCAATGCCTATTTATTAGAAATAATCGTTCCTTATACTGATTCACAAAAATTTATTATTACTGAGTAAACAAGGACAAGCCAATGAAAACTAAAACAGCTATATGGATATTCAAATCAGTTATTGTGATGTGCTTTGTGGGTTTGGCATGGGTAGCCTGCGACATATTAGAAAGCTATGATTTTGAGTGGCCTACTTATGATAAGACTATCGAAAACTCAAAGATCAGGTTCGACAGTAACGGCAACAGATTAAACAGGTATAGGTGGGAATGATGAGCGTTAACAACAATAAATATTACGATTCTCAGGATGACGACAGAACCGATGAGCAGCTTGCTCAGGACGAAGAAATCATGCGGGCATTATCAGAGCGTCATTATTTCGTGGCTCAAGATGATAATGATAGATTCTGCAAAATCTGTGACAAATACATAACCGATGTTGGTCATCACCAAACACCAGCATCATGCAAACATCAGGCAATGTGAGGACAGGGTAATGAAATATTTTACAGTTGAGTTTCCAGATGGCGAGACTTGGGGTGTTCCGATTTCTTATATCGTTGGAGCTTATAGCGCTCATAAGAATCATTATGGTGAGTTTGTGTTACTTGAAGAAGTTGAAAAGCACCTGATGGACAATCCAGAAGATATGGCCGCTTTTGTTCAGGAGGAATTAACGTGGCGGAATATTCAAAACAATGCAGTAAAACTTTATACACGCGCTCGCAATTTCGCAGAGGAATGGAGCAATGGAAAATGGGAGATATTTGACGATGAGTAACGTAATAAGTAATTGTTGCAGCGCAAATCCAACATGCCAAGACGACATAGAGCGCGATCAATGCCCTAAATGTTTTGAGCATTGCGACTGGATACCGGATGATGATGATAAGGGTGATTATCTGTATGAGTGCAAAAAAGACAACGACAAACTAAACGACAGGTGAAATATGAATGATCAAGCAGAGAGTAAAACGCATTTTAGAAAAGCCTTTAATTCGCCATATCTTAGCAGCGCGGATATAGTTGAGCCGGTTGTATTAACTATAGCCAGTGTAACGCTGTCAGGTGATGCGACCAAGAAAACCAAGGATTTGTTTAATACAGCTCACTTTGTTGAGAGAGAAATCAGGCAAGGCGAGAAATTAAAGCCAATGATCTTGAATGCTACCAACTCAAGAACCATGAAAGATTTAACGGGTAGTCCGTTTATTGACGATTGGGCTGGCTGTAAAGTCACTATCTATGTAGATAATCACGTTCGCATGATGGGTGAGACCGTAGATGGCCTTAGAATTAGCCCAGTACCACCACAAGGCCGAAAAGAGCTATTGCCTAATACTCCGGCATGGGATAACGCAATTATTGCTTATAAGCGCGATGGCAATCTTGATGCGGTTAAAAAGCGGGTTGATGTATCAGCAGAAAACGAAAAAGCATTGATTGAGCAAGCAAATGCAGTTTCATGATATAGAGCAAAATACAGATGAGTGGCTTGATATGCGTATCGGCAAGATAGGTGGCTCAAGTTGCTCTAAGGTAATGGCTAATTATGGTAAAGCGTTCGGCGATCCAGCAAAGCAAATGGCTGTCAATATAGCTGTTGAGCAATTAACTGGTAAGCGATCAAACGTAACCAGCTACAAAAACGCAGACATGCTGCGAGGCCATGAACAAGAGCCAATAGCCAGAGCTTTATATGAAGATCAGTATTTTGTTGATGTTACAAACGGCGGGTTTTTTGATTGCGGTAATTGCGGCTGCTCTCCTGATGGATTGGTTAATGATGATGGATTGATAGAGATAAAATCAGTTATATCGCATGTTCATTATGCCAATATCAAGAGGGGCGGCGTTGATCCGGCTTACAAATGGCAAATTTACTTCAATCTGCTAAAGACAGAGAGAGAATGGATTGATTTTGTGAGTTATTGTGCGGATTTTCCACCGGATAAGCAGCTTTATATTCACAGGATTAATAAATCAGATTGTGAAAATGAGTTTAAAATGATAACCGAAAGAGAAGAAAAATTCTTTTTATTGGTTGATGAGATTAAGCAAACCATAAGGAGCTAACCAAACATCCGACGGCAAGCGGTATATCTTGCCACCCTGTCGAGAGCTTAGGCTCTCTTGTGTTGAGGTCGGTATCTCCTACCGGCCTCCTTTTTGATTTGTCCGTGTT